TTATTACTTACAGCACTTAAAGTAGCAGACCCTACGCCACTAGAGAATATACGAAATCAAACATTTGATTCTTATCAGCAACTAGATGAAATTAAACAAAGCAATGACGTTGTTTTATTAAACTTCAGCGAAAATACTTTAGCAACATATGGTCAGTATCCTTTCCCTAGACAATACTATGCCCAACTAATTGTAGATGTTGCTAGTAAAAACTCGGGTGTACTAGGTTGGACATTAATGTTTCCAGAAGAAGATAGGTTTGGTGGCGACGACAGTTTTGCTAGTATTCTAAATCAAAACTTAGTTAATGTACCTGGTGCTAGACGTAACCCGATAAATTATAATGTTCTTAGCCAAACACCAAGTAGCAAAGGTATTAAAACAAGTGGACCACATATAGGCACGGGTACAATTGGACCTGTTCCAGCAACAGACTTTTTACTTACATGGAAAAATCTAGTAACAAATGTTCCTATGTTAGAAGTAGTATCAAACGGAAAAGGCGTTAATGCCTCCGCACCGCAACCAGATTTTGTAACAAGAACATACCCATTAGCAATAGGTGTAGAAAATAAAATATATCCTAGTTTTGCTATAGAGATGTTAAGGGTTAAAACTGGACAAAAAAGTTATAAAATTAAAACAAGCGAAATAGGTATACAAGAATTTATGGTTAAAGGGTTCGAACCTTTTGTAACACAACCTGACGGTACAGCATATATACGTTTTAATAATACATTCGAAGAAATAGAATACACAGGAGCAGAAAGCATACCAGACTTAGGCGGTAAACTAGTAATTGTAGGTGTTACAGCAGAGGGTATTGCTAACCCTGTACCTACTCCAAGAGGCAACCTCTATCCACAGCATATACACGCACACATGCTACAAAATATGATTGATGGTACCAATATAACCCGTAACCAGTTATCGCCGCTTATAGAACTTCTGTGTGCGTTGTGTGGCATGATTTTAATAGCCATCGCGGTGTATAGATTGCCTTTACTGTGGACAGCACCTATTTCACTGCTGATTTTAGGTGGAGAAGCATATGGTAGTGTGTGGTTATACCAAAACAAATTACAGTTAGTAGATGCTACTTTTCCTGTGCTAAGTGGCTTCTTAATTTTTACACAATCAGCATTTAATAACTTCTATAAACAATACAAATTACGTCAACAAATCAAAGGACAGTTTGGTACTTACATATCCCCGGACTATGTTGATATGTTAGTTAAAGATCCTAGTTTAATGAAACTAGGTGGCGAAAGAAAAGAAATGAGTTTCATGTTTGCTGACATAGTCGGCTTTACGCCCATATCAGAAAAGTACATGAAAGCAGATGACCCAGAAGGATTAGTAGAACTTATAAACAGTTTCTTAGATAAAATGACAAAAATAGTTTTGAAGAACGGTGGTACAATAGACAAGTTCATGGGCGACTGTATAATGGCATTTTGGAACGCACCTTTACCATGTGAAAATCATGCTGAGATGGCCGTTAAAACAGCGATAGAAATTGAACTACTTGGTGACGAACTAGAAAAAGAAATGGAAGAACGCGGATTGCCAAGAGTGAAATTTGGTACAGGTGTAAACACAGGTACATGTATTGTTGGTAATATGGGTGCTGAAACTAGATTAGATTATAGTGTTGTAGGCGATGCTGTAAACTTAGGTGCTAGACTAGAAGCACAAACAAGAGCAGAAGACACACCAATTATCGTTTCTGAATATACATACTTACAATGTAGTGATATAGCATTTAGTAGCATAGGCGAAGTTACTGTAAAAGGTAAAGAAGAGCCTGTTAGAATGTATGCTCCATTGTTTGATGGTGCGGTTAGAAAACTTTACAAGTAATTATTCGTCAGGTGACCAATGTTCCATAGAACGGAATATACTTCTAGCAGTTATTAAATCTTTCTTAAGTTCCACAAGATAAAAAAATTCAAAAGGCTTATTGCCAACTTTTTCTAAAGGATAATGATATGTAGAAGTAATTTTATCTATTACTCTTACATCTTTATTAATACAGTTAATAATACTGTTACGCCATTCAGCATCAATAAACAAATCAACAACAAATTGATGTGCTTCATTATCTGGATTATAACTATTCATAATATTCAATAGTTCGTAATATAATGCTCGTATAGGATTTAGATTCTTTCTATACTTACTCATAATAATATCGTGATGCCACTGGTCTTCTTTAGTACATTGGTTAGTATAAAAGTAATAGTATTCTTCCATAAAAGCAACTAATACATGTTTAGCACTCTTTTTAATTTTACTAGTTAGTAGACGTTTTAATTTACTTACAATTTTAGAATGATATTCTGATAAGACATTTTTATACTTATTGGACAAATACTCAAGATCCATTGTACCGTCAAGAAAGTCATTAGGTATTTCGTTTGTTTTTGCGAATTTTATTAATAGTGATTCAAATCTAACAAGTCTGAAGTCAATTATGTCGGTCATCTTTTTTATGTATATCCAATATAGTTTGTAACTTATCTCTACCTTTGTTATAGAGTAGAGTTGCTCTAGCACCTTCATGTAAAGGTTTAGGCCAATTGCCTATATTTACCCACGCATACCCACAACTTTCGCCGTTGAGTGTAGGTAAAAACTCATCTTCTATAACCGCTACAAAACTATAATACATAAAATTTCTATCTTTGCTTTGATAAACGTCTATTGGATTAAGTTTATTAATATCAGGAACTATTCCTAACTCTTCCTCTACTTCTCTAATCAGTGCTTCGTATGGCGATTCGTTATTCTCAACGATACCGCCCCAAAATCCCCAAGTGTGTTTTTGTCTTTTGTCGCTGTTTCTGAACTGTAAGAGTACTCTGTTAGTCCTAGTAGAAAGAAATACTGCCCCAACGGCAACAACACCCTGAAAAGGTTCTACAGGACTAGTGTCCAATATCCCGGGTTGTACTCGCCTTCGTAAATGCTCATCCATAGTTTTCCTGTCCATCTATAAACTTTATTAGTATTTAAGTTCTTTGATGTTGCTGTAGTGTCTGATTTGGTACTAGCATCAAAACTAACAGTCCAACCAGTATCACCATATTCTATAATGTCATTTGCCGAAGCAACTACATTCCAATTTGTATATCCGTCTCCTAAGTCTTCAGTAATAAGATATCGTTGACCGTATGCTAGATCTGGTAAAGTACCATCACCTGGATAGTTTTTAGTAGGATCTATAATTTTATTTACGTCACCGATTGTCGAGGCCGGCAATGTATCAGTATCTAAATTAAAAACTAGTTGAGTATCGTCTGCTGGATTAATAGCAATAGTTCCTGCTATATCCTGAGTATCGTCATCTAAGTCATCTATTATTTTAAGTTTTAGTAAACTAATACTATCTTGCACTTCTTTATCATACATTTCTATTAGCGATGACCAACTCTGCGTATTTACACCGGCTGAGTCTAGTAATGTAATAGCACTTCCTACAACTTGTATTCTGTAATTACCCGGAGTTACAATAACTCTAGATGTTAAGTCAAAGTTTCTAAAGAAGTCGTATATGTCTTCATCATAACCGATATCGGTAAGATTTTGACCGTTAAAGTCAGCAAATACATTTGTTTGTATTTCGTGTATAATGCTCTGACGTTTAACTTTAGCAGGTGGATTTATCCAAATAGGTAATTGGAAAGTCAATGTGGATACATCGATCTGTTCGTCAACCCCCTGCGGTAGTGTTCTATTATTAAACTGTATATCTGTTAATTCTACTTCTACTATTTGTGTCCAATCAAATGGATTAGTATTTTGTTGTAATTGTATAGTAGGATTAAATAGTACTAAAATTTGTTCCATAAGTTGAAGTTTAGTATCTGTATTTGGAGTCCAAATATCAACTTGCATACTTAGGTTAAAGGGAACAGGCATATATCTGTTTATTGTGTATTGATTGCCTTGCTCGTTACTATAAGATTCAGTTGCCTCGTCGTACTTTCTTTCTGTTACTGATTTAGTATCAGTAAAAAACGGATCTTGTGTTCTATCTCTTGCTAACTGTAAACTTGCAATACTAACTCCTATAAAAGGTGTACTGTTAATTACGTTTTCTGAATTTTCTCTAAGTAAATGCGAAACCATTCTACTTGGATCAGCATATCGAACAGGAACGGTATTGTATTTTACATCTTCGCCGTTACGTCCGCCTTCTGCTACTTTGAAAGCATGAAATATTCTAATAAATTGTAGAATATATCTTCTTACTTGTTCATCATACCAATATTGCATTTTTAATTATCCGTCTTAGGTTTAACAATTTTACTAACGTATGTTCTTTCATTAGTAGTTGATTTGTCTGTGTTAGTTGTTTGTGTGGTATTGTTAATAAACCCATCTAGGATTCTATTAGCACTAGAGAATATTTGTTTGCTATCATCAGCAACTTTAACCCAACGAGTACCTTGTTTTTTAAATATTCTACTCGGAGTAAAGTCTGTTCTTAAGAAATAGTCACCGTCTGCTGATGCTAATGGGAATGATATGCCACTACCAAGTAGTGTAGCACCATTCGGAGCACCATCAATTGTGCCTATAAACGGTTTGCCTTTGGCATTTTCGTCTACATACAAGTGAGCACCATCGGCATAATAAGGATCATTCGGTACTTCGTTTTCTGCTTGTTGTACAATAGCATCAGAAATATCAATTTCATCTTTGTATGTGCTAATGATGTTTCTTAAATCATCTTCTTCGTCACCATAACCAATAATATCTCTGTACTCTTGTGAGTCGGATATAGGTCCTAGTTTAACTCTCCACATGTGTGGCCACCAATTTGGATCAAATCCTTCTGACGGCCTACTGGCATCTGTAACTACATAAAACCTATTTACAGCATCTTTTCTTTCGTCTAACAATAAGTCGTCACGTAGATGCGGTAATTCTATTACATCACCAGCCATTAATTTTCTGCCTATAGTTTCTACCATAGTATCCATATGAAAACTCATAAAAAGAGTATCATTTGATAAAAACATTCCAAATTGTGTAAGATCAAAGTCGTTGTCGCCTACATTGTAAGCACCACGTAATTCAAATATATCGTCGCTATACTTTCTGTCCCTATTTTCTAAGAATAAAACATCTTGTATAAACGTTTCGCCTGTTCTTTGATCACCATCTGAACCGTAATTATTACCTTCCTGTGGTTTAGAAAAGTCGTTAGTGTCGCCCTGATCGTGTACACCTAAGTATTTGTGTACGTTTACACCAGTACCGCCTGCGTATATATTTTCCGCCACGATACCGTCGATAAACTTATAATCGTTTCTTTTAACTGGGTTCCATAAACTTATTTTAGGCATAACTGTATTTATCAGATTGACAACGGTTTCATTTTTTGCTATTATATGTTTATGGAAATTTATGAAATAGTGATAATTGGGGTTGTACTAATAGGAGCATCTTGGAATGCTTACTACATTGGTCGTAACGAAGGTAGAAAAGATGCTCAGCAAGAAGCAATGATAGGAACACTTATATTTGCTAGAGACAAACTATTGCTCAAGGACAAAGAAGATATAGTTTGGCAATACTTAAATGACGACATGGCAACAATAGTAAAAATGGTTGTTGATCGCAAGATTTGAATCTATTTGACACCCTTTTTGCCAAAAAAATTATATATAGTTTTTAAAATGAGTAATTATTGGTATGGCTAGAAAGAAAAAAGAACGATCTATATACATCACAACAGAGCCTGATTGGAAGACTCTGAAGTTAGTTACGGAACCGGAAGAGCAAACTAAAGCATTCCGTAGTTGCGAATACTTTGCTAGAACAGAAGTTAGCAAAACTAAAGGTCTACCAATTGTAAAAAGTTGGATTAAAGATCATACTGGTTGGACTCCTGAAGAAGTAAAAATTATTTTAGCAAATCCTGACTGGACTTTTAGTTCTTGTATCAGTACAATTTATGTGTGGCACAAATTAGGCTACATGCCAGAAACCTTACGCGAACATTATGAGAAACGTAAAGAAGAAGAGTGGATTCCACGTGGTAAAAAATGTCTTGCTGAAAAAATAGAAAAACTAGAAGACAAAAAAGCAAAGCCTGTAATCAGTATACAGCAAAGAATGAAAGAACAGGTATCTGATTTATGTGGTGAGTTTGAATTTTTTATTGACGAATTCGTCGACGGTAATAAAACACTCAAAGAGTTTGATCCATATAAAA